AATATTAATACGGTGCCCGCTTTATGGCGGACCAATGAGATTTCAGAATTCAAATTAAAGTTGTTAAAATTACCATAATGCCATTTGGAGACAGGGTATATATTGTACTCCGATATCCAATTCATTCAGCAAGTTTGGGTGTCTCCAATTGACTAAGTCAATGGCTCCTCCTAAACGATTTAAAATACAAGCTAAAAATTACTTCCTTACTTATCCGCATTGCTCTCTCTCTAAAGAAGAAGTTCTCGCCCAACTCCAAAAATTTCAAACACCTGTGAATAAAAAATATATTCACATAGCTAGAGAACTGCACGAAGATGGGCAGCCTCATATCCACGTGCTTCTCCAGTTCGAAGGCAAGTTCGTCTGCACGAACCAACGCCTATTCGACCTGGTCTCTCCAACCAGGTCAGCACATTTCCATCCAAACATACAGGGAGCTAAATCCAGCTCCGATGTCAAGTCCTACGTCGATAAGGATGGAGATACCCTCACTTGGGGCGAATTTCAAATCGACGGAAGATCTGCTAGAGGAGGCCAGCAAACGGCTAATGACGCAGCAGCAGAGGCACTTAATTCCGGCAGCAAAGAAGCTGCCTTACAAATAATCAGGGAGAAACTCCCTGAAAAATTTATTTTTCAATATCATAATTTATGTTCGAATTTAGATAGGATTTTCTCTCCTCCTCCTTCTGTGTATTCTTCTCCTTTTTCTCTTTCTTCCTTCAATAATGTACCTGACATTATCAGCGATTGGGCCGCTGAAAATGTCATGGATTCCGCTGCGCGGCCGGATAGGCCCATAAGTATAGTTATAGAAGGCCCAAGTAGAATAGGAAAAACAGTATGGGCTCGGTCATTAGGTCCTCATAATTATTTGTGTGGACACCTGGACTTGAGTCCAAAAGTGTATAGCAACAGTGCTTGGTATAACGTCATTGATGACGTCAACCCCCAATACCTAAAGCACTTTAAAGAATTTATGGGGGCCCAGAAGGACTGGCAAAGCAACTGTAAATACGGAAAGCCAGTTCAAATTAAAGGTGGAATTCCCACTATCTTTCTCTGCAATCCAGGAGAAGGGTCTTCATTTAAACTCTGGCTGGACAAGCCAGAGCAAGAAGCACTCAAGAACTGGGCTGTAAAGAACGCAATTTTCTGTGATGTCGACAGCCCCTTCTGGATACAAGAGGAAGTGTCCACTTCAGGAGCCAATACACGCAGCAGCCAAGAAGAAGCAGAGGAAGACTCCTGAGCCTAGGACAAGAATAGTGTGGAAGGGCTGCGGCTGCTCAGCCTTCATCACCAACGACTGCAAGTTCCAGCATGGATTTACGCACAGGGGAGTCACTAAGTCATGCACAGATTACGAGAGCTGCAGAATTCTTCAACAACCCCATGTCTGCGGGTCAGACTGCCCCATTCCATCTACGGTTGATGTATGTCCATTCAAACAACCTAAACACAAGGAAGATCATGAAGTTTCAGCTTCAAGTCAACCACAGGAACAGGAGGGAAATTGGATTCCAGAAGATCTTCCTCCAGTTCCGAATCATAACAACGCGTCTGACTGGTGTTATTCACAGTTGGACTGGTATTTTAACACGCCTTAAATGGCGCATATGTAATAGCTTAGTTAGTTTAGGTTATTTTTCATTGTTAAATTTAGTTTATGTAATTAGAAATCTCCCATCATCATGTTTATGGGTAGAAGAAGTTGATGTAATAGATTGCAAAGATGATATAAAACTACTTCTTTATTAATTATTGTGCGAATCATAAAAATAAGCCCTGCAACGCAGGGTCTGGTATACAGGATTGCTAGCATGACTGCTAGCAGAATACAACATCAAAGCATTTTCCAAATGGTTCTCGTACTTAGCTTCTTCCTTGTGGTTGTAAGTAACATGATTATACAATCCCTTAAAAAACTTCCTAACCAGAGCCTGCTCCTTGTGGTTGTAAGGCCCACCAGATACATTCACAGAAAACTTCTTCAAAACCTGCATTCTATCTCTCAGATCCATTCGGATCTTAGCAGTGGTGGGCTCATTATCATACATGGTGAACACCTGTACAAAAGTCAAGGGGTCCTTATTGGGCCTTCTATCTCGGATCAACCAGTAAGTAATTATGTTAGTGTGATCCCTCTTAGCGACGTTGTCATCCATCCAGACCTTACCGTCAATACCCATGGACTTAATACACACACGCTTACCCAGACGATGAGTAAGCCCAGTACCTCTAGTAAAATCAGACACACACACAAAGGTCCCACTATGTGGGACATCCATCTTAAACTCGTAATCCTGGACCTTACAAGGACCCACACATCCCTTAGGGATTCGATCCCCCTTCTTTCTCTTCATCTGAACGCTTCTTGAAATCGGGACATAGCTTCGGGCAGCAATTGGGACAGCATTCCCAGTGTAAGGCACGATAGCGGTCTCGAAGTTCAGCCTCCGTCTTGCCGGAGTCCCCCCATACGGATGAAATCTCCGCGTAACGCGCATTCGCCCTGTCATACTGACGAACCCGCAGAATGCGGATTAAATCGGAGCACAACTCGAACCCTAGGGTTCCTGGCTCGTATTTCTTCGAAATACTCTGCAAGTATTTAACAGAAAGCATACACCGGAGACCGTATAAAGTCTCCGGGAGTGGATTCTGCAAAGGGTCCCACAAATCCATACTTGGCGACCAAGTCTGCAACAGGGAATTGCTTTAAATGATTAAAGTAACGAGTGGGGCCCACAATTAAAGTGCGGCGCGGGCACCGGT